CTTGAATGCAAACGGCAGCCTAGATACTACCTTTAACATAGGCACAGGGGCAAACGGCAGCGTTTTTGATGTGTCGATTCAGACAGATGGGAAGGTTTTGATAGCCGGCTCTTTTACCACGTACAACGGCGTAAGCGCGAACCGCATTGCCCGCTTGAATGCCGACGGCAGCCTAGATACTACTTTTAATGATAACGCGGGTCTAAGCTTTATTTTTGCTGATTCTTCCAACACCTTTTCTGCCATAAATATAGGTGGCCCGCCGATAACATCTAATCAGTGGAATATGCTAACGATAAGTCGTGCGGCTGGTGTACTAAGTCTGTACGTTAACGGAGGAAAGCTTCGACCGGATGTGCCGCTAGTTATGTCGATGGCCACTACCCAGCCCCTCTTATTGGGCGGTAACGTTTCCCCTACGCCTATTGCGGTGTTAAACGGGCAGTTAAATGAGTATACGCACTACAACCGTGGCCTTACGTCAGCAGAAATAACGGAAATGTACAAGTTTGGCCTAGGCATGAAGCCTTGGGGGAGCCTACTAGCAGGCTTGCGCGTGCGCTACAGCTTTGACGCGCTGGCCTCAACCGCTTATCCTAGCCCAACCATTGCCGACCAAAGCGGCAACGGCAATACCCTTACCGGTTTTAATATCGCTTCAAACCCGCTTGTCGCGCATTAAAAAGCAATTTATCCCTTATTAATATGTACGCTTTTATTCCTCTCGACCGAGCAATTGAGTTGCCAAACCATAACGGCTACATTGTGCGTATTCCGCAGTACTTAGCTGGATTTGCCCCCGACCTGCTGGATAGCAACGGACTTGGCATCCCTAACGTGCTGGAGCTGGAGGAGCCCGAAATGACCGAAGCCCAGAAAGCGGATGTCATCGAACTGGGCGGGCAGTGGTTTGAAAATGCGGAAACCTACTTGGCTTATAAGCAACAGTTAGTATAGCCCATTATTGAACGGTTGTGGGTTGAAGGCTAGCCTTACTAACGTGCCATCCCATTGTAAATGCGCTACCCGGCTAGAAGAGGCACGCTAAGTAGCGGACGTTTTTAAAATATGCCTAACGCATTAAGCGCAAAAGCAATAGTATGCCAGCCAGCCCCGCTACTATCCACACCCAAACAGGCACGTGGAATGGCGGAGCTTGTTTTGTCAAGGTAACCACCCTATCTTTCCCCTCTATATACACCGTATCTGGCAGGCATTCGGCCCGCACGTACAACAGGCTATCCCGCTTCACTATGCGTACCCGCACCCGCCCACTATCGATCCGCACCGTATCCCATAAAAGGTGCTCATGGATGAGTGTATCTGTGCGCTGATACGCCACATAGTGGGTATCCACCCGCTGTACGTACTGTGTATCAGCCGCCGCGTTTGGGCACCGCGCCAATACCCGTTGTGCGCGTTTACAGGGGCTACACGCCCCGATAAGCAGGGCTAAGCATATACACCCAACCCTATACATTCGGCGCAAGAAAAGGCCTATAAAACGCGGCTATAGCTGCAACAACCTTTCCTCGCCAGTTGCGGTACGCGGTCAAGTCTTTTGCGTTCAAAAAGCACACTTCCAGCAGCAAGGCCTGAGGAATTGTATCCCGCAAAATGCCAAGTCGCCCATGCTGGGTGAGGGTATCAGGCTTGGCCCCTCGGTTAGATATACCCATTGCATCCGCTACTTTTGCGGATAACACCCCGGCACGGGCTATGTTTGCCGGGTTGGTGGATGCGGCGTAGAAGACTTCAGTTCCGCTAGCTTTTGCCGCGTTGTAATTAAAGTGTATATCCAGCAGGTAGTCCTTTGCCTTTGCAGTCGCGTTCACCGCTTGGATTGTTTGCAGCAGGCTATGGCTATCGTTATCGGCCATAACGGTACCATTGTGCCGATGGACGTTTGGGTTGGCTAGCACACGCGCTATGTCATCACGCAATACGGCGGTTAGGCTAGCCTCGGTTGTGAGGTCGTAGGCCAGTGCCCCGGGGTCGCGCTGTAGATCGTGCCCGGCAATCAGATACAGGTTGCTCATATTTCTTGGTGTTTTTTAAAATCCCAGTTGATTGTTTGTTTTGTGTTCGTGTCTACATTTACGCGCACGTTTTTACCCTCACGTCCGCCCGCTTGGCGTTTATCTGGCTCTACAATGTTTGTAGCCATTGCCCTGTAAAACGACCGCCAAGCGGCCCGGCCTTTACGATTAAATGCAACGAACCGCTGAAGGCCGGCAATGCGCCTTGATTTTGGCCCTTTGAAGGTATAGCGGTAGAGTTCGGGGTTAGTAGTGCCGATTATGGACGTTTCTTGCCCGGTTGTCTTTTTAATAAAGAAGAATTGCACCCAGCCCTGCTGCATAAGCGCACTAATGCGCCGCGCACTTTCTAACTGTACATATGCTTCGTACATGCTGGCGGGCTTTTCAGCCACCGCTAGCGTTGGATCGTTGCTCAGGTATACAGTGGCGTGAATGACCGGCTCCATTGCTATTCAAAATTACTAAAATCTTACGTATTTTGCAGAATGAACAGCGCGGAACTAGTTAGACAACTAATGGAGATGGCGGGGGTAAATGATAGGGAGTTAGCTAAACGCCTTAAACTGCTTACGCTAAACCCGATCCACGAGATGCTAGACCCCTCTAGGCCTACCGACTTGGCCGATATATCACGGGTAGCAGAGGCCTGCAATCTGGAAGTGCGCCTAGAAGTGGTAAGCAAGGGAGCCCCGGAGCCCGCCAAGCGTGGACGTAAGCCTAAAGAGCAGGGCAATGCCTAGCTTCAGGCCTACCCAGCGCACGGGCCTACGCATTGCGCAGGAGCCCTTGGACTGTGTGCGCTTTGGGCCTGGGGGGGTTCGGGCTATTTGGGTAAGCGAGCGGGATCGTTTTGGCCGCTGGCTCACTCAGGTGAACGCCATTACCCTGCAACGGCAACGGGTGATCGGCCACACCGGCCAACAAAATGTTTGGTTTAGCGATGTGCGGGTAAACCGGAACTTAGCCACTCTGACTGAAACGAGTGAGACCACCCCCAGCACCCGCTACGCGATTACCCTTACGTTCAAAATGCAAGGCTGGAATATTGATAGCCGCAATAAGGCTGAACAGTTTTACCGCTCTAAACAGGCCATATTTATTGTGGCGGACTTTGCCGGTCGCTATTGGCTAGTAGGTGAAGAGGGCGGGTGCAAGGTAACCACGGCTGCGGCTACTGAGGCGAAGGATGGTGAAAGTGGAATAGTGCTAACGGCAACCTGCACACAGCGATACCCCCTTAGGCAGGTAGTAAGTAGCTACATAGAGCAGTACGTAACCACCCCTGTAGGCTGCCTATGCGATTTAGACTTCAGCGAATTTTGCGCCTTAACATATGAGCAGTTTTGCGGCCTAAGCACCACCTGCTATATACCTAGGCCAAGCGCACCGACTGGCTTGGAGGCACAGCAGCGGGTAGAGGATGGCGATTTGACTTGGACGGTGGATACGCCGCCTGCTGGAATCGAAATCCAGTGGGCACTGGATCCCGCGTTTGCCACTATAGTAGCCACAGGCACTAGCTACACCCGCTTCACAACAAAAACTGAAAGCCCAATAACCGTGTACGTGCGGGCGTACGATCCAATCTTTGAGTCATTTAGCCTGACCGTAACCGCCCAAGGGCTTGTGAGCGCATTTAGTTTTGGCAATGCGATTGCACTTGACGGGGTAAATGATTATTTAGTGGCCAATCCGGCTATGCCATCGATTGGAATAAATGACTTTAGCTTTATCTGGTGGATGAAGGTATCTTCGCTTGCCAGCCTAAATGGCAAAGATATATTTGCCCGGGGACAACTTGGATCGAGTGGTTATGAAGGAAGGTTTGGTCCAAATTCTTTAGTTTGGGTGCACTTAGCGGCGTCACAAATTACCACTTTATTTATCCCGTTAATAACATTGCCAATAGGGCAATGGGCAATGATGGCTATAACGTGTGAACGATCTGGATTAGTAAGGGGGTATATAAATGGCATTCAGGTTGCATCTGTTGCAAACTTAACGACTGCCAGTATAACAGATGCTGCTTTTGGCGGTGGAATGTATATTGGGGCTAGAAATCCTGGGCTGGGAGGTCTTAGCCTATATTTTCCGGGTCGCATAGATGAGGTTCAGTTGTATTATAGATTGGTATCCGGGACAGAGATTTTAGCATTATATAATGCTGGACAGGGGTTGTCTCCCGAAAATACAACTGGCCTAGTAGCCCGCTATTCATTCGACACACGCACCGGCGTTCTGCCTACTATTAACGTACCCGACCTAAGTGGCAACGGGAATAACATAACTGGATTTAACTTTGCAACCGAACCGCTACAACCGCACTAAACCAAACACACATGGAGCCAATTATATATTTTATGGAGAACTGGGGCACATCAGTAGGGGCGGGTACAGTGGTAGTCATTGGCATGTTTGTTGTTCGCGAAATCCGCGCTGAAATCCGCCAACTGAAAGAGGCACATGAACAAAATGAACATGCTATTCGCGACATTCGAGACCAAAAGTACGAGGCCCAATTCGCGGAAATGCGAACTGAAATCAAAAACCTGAACGCTGCCCTTGCTGAGATCAAAACTATGCTGCATCAAATTTTAACCGCACGCCGATAACCATGTTTTTTCATCTCCGAAATATAACCAAGGCACCGCTTACCACCGTTGTAGGCCTGTTGCTTATATTGGCGGCAACCGCCAGCGTACTAACCGGCAAAACGACCTGGACTGAGGCCGCTGTAGTGTACCCGATTGCACTTGGGCTACTTACATCCAGAGACCCTAAACAAAAAGACGATGCCAGTAAATGATTTTGTGGCAGGGAGCGTACCCTGCGATGTACTGCAAAACAACGCCGAGGTGCAAAAGCAGCAGCACCTAGCCCTGCAATGGCTGGGCACCGGCTTCATTCGTGCCACCCGGGGGGATAATACCACCTCAGACTACGCGGTACCGCGCGTGCCTGACTTCGTTTTATCCGGCTGCCAAGTGTCAATAGGGCAAGCACCCAATGCGCTAACCGTAACGGTTCAGTCTGGCACCTTCCAGTTTCAGGAGCTAACCAGACAGATACCAAGCCTAAACACTTTGTTTCTTTCACCGGGCAATGTGAGCAACCCGCGCATAGACCTACTGGAGGTGACTACAGCGGGGGTGGTATCTGTCGTGCAAGGCACCCCCGCGTTTGTGCCTACAACCCCCGCGCCTACTAGCGGCAGGTTTGCACTAGAAGCCATTTACGTACCCGCCGGCGCAACGGCAGCCAGCACCGGCATAAACGCCCCCCAGTTGCTGGAAGAAGCTGTAAGCAGGCCTACACAAGGGCTGCAATCATATAACGTAGTCCAAGTAACCCAGGTATCTGACTTTGACGGCTACACCGGCGCGGCTAACATCCCCCTTAGCGCGGGCACTATCTACCAGATAGTGGGGGATGTGAGCGTGAACGGGCACACGCTAGTGTTGCCTGCAAGCGGGACAGACTGTTTTATCGAAGGGAAGGGCGGCAAACTAATCAAGACAGATTCCGGCGCAATGATAACGGGTAACGGTGCCTTATCCGCTGAAAACTGCGCGTTTGAGGCTACCGGGTTAGCGTCTATTTTTAATGTAGGCCCAACTACGGGGAGTTTTGGCCTTGACTTTTTTGGCCTACGAGACCTCACGCTAACGGGCAATATGGGCACCGTGCGGCGGCGGGGATCGGTAGTTATACAGGCCTGTGCTTTCGTTGCCCCTACGTTAGTTACCTCAGAAACGCCACTCACATTAGATGGGCCCCACTACTTTCCCGCAATTATTGATGGCTGTTATGTACAAGGGCCGGCATTAGGGGCTAGTTTTATCATTCCGGCTACGTACAATAATCAGCAGGGATTGCTTTTTAGCAGTAGCGTTTTTTTTCAGGGCGGCACAAGTGCTGCAATGATAACGGTAGCCAATGTGGAGGATTCTTTTAGTGTAGCAGGACAAGGCGGGTTCCGTGTAGTAGGCTGCGCATTTAGAGGGCCAGGCCCGAAAATCAGCGTCGACACCTCAATAGGTAAGGATAGGTTTAGTTACTTTGCCAGCAACGACGGAGCCTTTGAGGCAACCGACCCACCGGGAGACACTGTTGCTCACTTGTTCGCTTATCAGACCACCAATGTCACTGCCACCGAGATTGTAACGGCGGGGGTACCTGTAGAAATGGTAACTGGCCCACTGACAATAGGCAGCCAGAGCCTCATCCAAATAGCTAGCACCACGCTACCCAGAGCCCAATACCTAGGCAGCAGACCACGCCGCCTGAGGATCGACGTAAATGCAACCATAACGGCCGGTAACGGGCAAGAATTAACCCTCTCTATATACAAAAGTGTGGGCGGTGTGGGGGCTTACACGCTTGTAGGTGGCAGCGCGGTAATAGCCGAAACAACGGGAACGGGTATAGTTACAAACCTACGCACGTCCATAATCAATGAGGCTAGAATAAATGACATCTACACGGTTTACATTGCTAACATTGACGGCGTAACAGATGCAGTAGATTTGCGAGTGCAGCTAACCATAAGTGAGATATGACAACGGCGAAGAGCAACATATTTCAGGTATCGCTTAGCAGAAGCGGGCGCATATCCAAAAAGCAGCGCACCCCTATTCAAAAGGTAGGGCAATGGCAGGTAAAGCAATACTTTGAAGACAATGACTACCCGGGCCTGCTGATTGACCTTTATGCCGCTAGCCCCACGCACGGGGGGATCATTGACAAAAAGGTGATGTACACCCGGGGCAGCAAGCTAAAGGCAGTGGCGAAAGACCCTAGCCAACAGGCCGAGGTAGACAACTACAGCAGCGGAGTGGGCAATGATCTGGGTATACATGAGTGCTTTACGCGGTTGGCAATGGATAGATACCTGTACGGCGGGTATGCGCTACTAGTATACACTGATAGCACCGGCCAGCTGGCCGGATTCAAACATGTTGACTTTAGCCTATTGCGCCGCGCTAGTTACGATAATGAGGCAAAAGAAACGGTGCACGGCTACGTGTACAGCCCAGACTGGCGGGACGAGGCACTAACCAAAAAGGAGGCGGTATGGATAGCCCCCTTTGACCCGGATGGGCAGTACGAGCCTGAGGCCAAGTACTTAGTGTACCGAATGCGCTACGCACCCGGAAAGCATTATTACCCAACCCCCGATTACCACAGTGCCATTTTAAGCATCGAAACGGAGGCGGAGCTGATAAATTTTAAGCACAAAAGCACCATAAACAGCTTCAATCCCGGCGGCTTTTTGACTATTGTGGGCCGAATGGATGAGGCCGAACGCGAAAGAACCCGGAAGTCTTTCGAGGAATTCCAGAACGGCACTGACAATACGGGTAAACTATTCGTGCAAATTGTCGACAACGAGAGCGAAGGCGTTCAGTTTGTACCTTTTACGAATAGCCCGGCGGATAAAAACGTAAGTGCGTATCAGGATCAGGCAAGGCAGGAAATTGTAAGCGCGCACCAGCTGCCAAGCCTCACCCTAATAGGTCTGCCGGGGGGGCCAAGCCTGAGCGGGGATGCCAGCACGATCAGCACCTCTATGTCCACGTTTTTTGAAACAGTTATTAAGCCTGTAAGGGGTGAGTTGCTGGACGATCTGGTTTGGCTGTACAGCCTGCTGGGCTGGGATGTAACCTTTAGCGTGGACGAGCTGGTAATAACTGAAACTGGGCAAGTAGATACCGCTACAATTAACCAGGATGGCGGCACAAACGAAGAGCAGATAAACCAATTAGCGATACAGCAATGGCAGCAATAACCGATACGTTGCTCATAACCTCCGAAGAAGTTCAGCAACTGGTTCCTGGGGCACGCGACCTGGTGCGCACACTGGCTATGGAGCCAGCCATACATACCGCACAACGCGCGTTTTTACGCGTGGTGCTAGGTAGATACCTGTATGAAGAGATCGTGGATCAGGCGGCCTCTAATGGCCTAACAACGGACAATCAGGAACTGGTGGATAGGGCAAAAGTAATGTTAGCATATACCACGTTGCAAAAAGACCTGCCGTTTAGGGCTAACCAGATACGCGATACGGGCGTAGTGGCATTAACCACGGGCGGGGTAACTAGGGAGCTATCCGGCTATAAGACCGTACTGGATGCAATCGGGGCAAACATAGATACTGAGCGGGCTATTTTTGAAGACTGGCTGGCAGACAACAGCAACCGTTATCCATTATGGCACCATACCAACTACTGGCAGTTAATGTATGACGATTGCCGGCTGGAACGCTGGCATGGCAGGCCCGAAAGAGGCACCGGCAACGTCCGTTTCTTTAGCGTTGGCGGGCGTGCTACCACTGGGCAACGCGCCGATCCAACTTCGAGAGGCTACTGGCGGCGACACTGGAATACCTATTAGGCTAAAATGGGCTATTGAGCGGCTTCGACTCATAGTAAAACTCAGGCATGTTCTGCCTAAGACTAGCCATCTCGGATATGCGCTGGTACTCAGGCTCCCAACGCATGCGTAAATCTTGTTTAGAGGTTACCTCCCCGTTACGTTGCTTAGCAACGGATAGGCATACCACCCCCTCTGTGCTGGTGCCGTCCTCAAATTCGTGCAGGCCGTGCAAATCAGGGCGGTAAAGCATCCAAATGTTGTCTGCATCCTGCTCTATATCCCCAGATTCTTTTAGGTGATGCGGCTCCGGTCGTATATTATTCCCCCGCACATCCCGGCTAACCTGCGCCAGAGCAACGATTGGCAACTTTAGCTCCTTCGCCAATATCTTTAGTTTGCGGCTAACGTTACCTACCGCCACCCGCCTATCGTTAGATGGCTCGGCTATCAGCTGAAGGTAGTCAACTATCAGCACCTGCAAGCCATGTTTGCGCTTGTGCGCACGCACGCGCTGACATAAGCGGGTAATGTCCATAGGTGCCGCGTCGTCCAGCAATAGCGGCCAGCTGAAGATAGTAGCCCGCGCTGCATCCAACGCCTGCCAATCGGAGTCGGCCATCGCTTGCCCGCGAATAGAGCCCATGCGTATGCTGCCTACATTGGCCAACACACGCATTAGGATAGCCTCGCTAGCCATTTCCGCGCTGGCAAAGTAGACCGATATCCCCCGCTTCAGCAACCCTACGGCAAGGCTTAGCGCAAATGCCGTTTTGCCGTGCCCTGGGCGTGCGCCCACAACCGTAAGCTCCCCCGCAAATAAGCCATTGGTTATGCGCTGAAGGCTGTACAGGTCAATCGGTATACCGGCCTCCTTGCCTGAGGCAATGCGCTGCACCACGTCCACCGCGCTGTTTAGCTGATCGGCCAGGTTCATCTGGCTATTACGTGTAGCTACCTGTAGCAAGTCGTTTATCTTCGCGTGCATCCCCATCAACAAGTGAATGGGGTCGTACCTATCCTGATAGGAGACTACCGCTGAACACATACGCGTGGTCTCCCTGCCTATCCACTGCTGGGCAAGTATGTAAGCGTGGTGCTCAAGGTTCGCGCTACTAGCTATAACGCTCGTCGATTTGGCGATAACATAAGGGCCACCGGCGGCTGCCAAGTTGCCGTTTTTGCGCAGCTGATCCATAACCGTTAGCTTATCAATAGGCACAAGCTCGTCGTTTAGTTCAGCCATTGCCCGCCAAACGTGCTGGTACTTGGCCTCACTAAACATATCGGCTGTAACCACGCCGCTAATGCGAGAAAAGGCAGTTCCTTCGAGTAGGCATGCACCAATAACGCACGCCTCAGCACTTGGCTCCTCTGGCAGATTGACTATCGGTAATTGTTTTTGACTATCCATGGCCGGCAAAGGTATGCAAGTGTGCGCAATTTCGCAAAGTAGAGAACCTTAACATCCTTTTGTTTTTTTTAAACGCTTAACGCATGTATTTTTTTTGTGCTTTTAGCGTGCTTTTTTAGCACAACAGGTGGTAAATCTTTTTTTTTAAGAACTTAACAAAAAGACAGCCCTCTTGCTATAAGTAACATCTATCTTTATTCTTTCTCTTTACCACCTGTTATCCTTATCTGTATTACTTATAAGTAAAAATAAACAAAAAGAAAGCTTACAAAACAAGTTTTTCGTCGAACAAAAACGCGCGTTCGTCGAAAAAATACAGGAAGAAACGGGGTTCGCAAATAGACGCGCTGTGCCGTGCGATCTGTTGTATGGGTAGGCACATATGCCAGCAGGGTAGGCATTGCGCGATACGCGCTACGTGAGGGGCAAATACGGCGCACTGTGCTTAGGCGCGTAGGTAGACATTATTATTTTTACGGGAATTGCGTAATTCCGCAAACCTCCCTATCTTTGTACTATGAAACAAAAAGAGGTAAATAAGATCATTAGGCTACATAAGATGTGGCTGGAAAAAGAGCATGGTGGAAAACGCGCAGACCTGCGGTGGGCGAAGCTGCAAGGCGCAAATCTGTATGGCGCAAACCTGGAAGGGGCAGACCTGGAAAGCTCAGACATGCAAGGGGCAGCCTTGCGGTGGGCGAAGCTGCAAGGCGCAAATCTGTATGGCGCAAACCTGGAAGGGGCAGACCTGCAAGGGGCGAAGCTGCAAGGCGCAAACCTGTATGGCGCAAACCTGCAAGGCGCAAATCTGTATGGGGCAGACCTGCAAGGCGCAAATCTGCGGTGGGCGAAGCTGCAAGGCGCAAACCTGTATGGCGCAAATCTGTATGGGGCATTCCTGCAAGGGGCGAAGCTGCAAGGCGCAAACCTGTATGGCGCAGACCTGCAAGGGGCAGACCTGGAAGGGGCGAAGCTGCAAGGCGCAAACCTGTATGGCGCAAACCTGCAAGGCGCAAATCTGCGGTGGGCAAACCTGCAAGGCGCAAACCTGTATGGGGCATACCTGGAAAGCTTAGCCCTGCAATGGGCAGACCTGGAAAGCTCAAACCTGCAAGAGGCAGACCTGCGGTGGGCAAACCTAAGCCCAGAGCAGCGTGAGGTAGCTGAAAAAGGCGGCGCAATTCTGCAAAAAAAATGAACCGCCCCTTGCGTAATTCCGCAAACCTCCCTATCTTTGTACTATCACTTTAATCAAAGACAATGTACACGCCCCGCCACCTGATGCGCTTCTTGCCAGGCAAGACAGTGCACGAGCCTTACACCGGAGAGGTCTGCACAATAGTGCAGGTTAAGCCCCACGTAAATTTACTAGGCGACGATTGCTTTTTTGTTGCCTTTAGCAACGGGCAGTTTGCCTACCCATATAGCCTAACATCGCTAGCCCGGGATGCCTTTGGCTTGTACAAAGAAAGTAAAAAAGGGAATCTGCCATGGTAAAGCCCTTCACCATTGCCGCCCGGGTAGCCCCCGCGCTACTTGAGCGGGCGGCGCAGATTGACGCTGCCAAGCGTAAGGCTCAAATCCGAACGGATTTCTGCCTGGCAGATAAGGTGCAGCATATGCTGGAACTGATTTCAGACCAGCACGAAAGCCAGCAATCTCCCGGCATGATTGCCATTCGGCTCATTTGGCTTATGCAGGGGCTACCTACGGCGTACTTGCATGCTATGCTGGATGAGCTAATAGCCGCCTGCTGCCATGCTTTTGCAGGCGAAGTAACGCGGGGCTACGCAATCTTTGATGAACAATAGAAACTCAACTTAATCATTAAAAAAATGAGAACAAGATCCACAGACGCGCTGCCGGTGAGCAGCACCATCGTACTAATTTACGGCCAGCCTGGCATAGGCAAAACCAGTTTGGCAATTACAGCGGCAACCCCAATCCTGATTGATGCGGACAACGGCCAAGGCCGCGCTGCATTCCGGGTGGACGCGGAAACCCAGCCCACTTGGCAGAGTGTAGCCGCCCTGCTATCCGACCGGGATGAAATGTCGATGTACAATACAGTAGTCATTGACACTGTAGGTAGGCTGGCGGAGCTAGCGATGGAATACATTGCGGCAAAGTATCCGCGGATGTACAATAGTGAAACCTACAAGCCCTCTCAAGAGGGTTATGGAATGCTAAAAGGGCTAATGGGCGGGGTGCTGCGTAGCCTGCGCGATATGGGCAAAGATGTTGTACTGATTGCCCACGAAAATGACGATGATGAGTGCCGCGAGCCCAAGATAACCGGCAGCACCGCCGCACTGGTGAAAGAGATAGCCGACCTGATTGGCTATTACAGTCTGGTCGATGGCCGGCGCGTTGTTGACTTTCGCCCGTCGAGTTCACACTGGGGCAAGGATAGTGCGGGCCTGGGGGCAATGGAGATAGCACCCATAACCGCCAGCAGCACCACGATGGCTGATATGATAGCCGCGTATAAGGCCCACCAAGCCAAGGTTAGCGCGGCAAGCGCGGAGGTGATGGAAGCCATCGAGCGGTACAAGGAAGCCATAGCCAGCGCGGATAGTCTGAACGCGCTAAAAGCAGTTTACGATGCAATAAGAAAAGAGGGCGTGGCGGTGGAAGCCCAGCTTCGACATTTAGTTACGAAACGAAAAGAGGTATTAGCAAAAGAAGCGGAGGTACAAAATGGCTAATCTTTGGTTACGCGTAACCCAGCTGGATACCTTCGTAAATTGGACGTCGGGCTTGGACACAGTTGGCATCTTAGACAAGCTAACTAGCTACACCCCGCCTACCTACGCAATGCAATACGGCACGGCGGTTGGCGAAATGGTAGAGCGCGGGCTATTTGATTGGCCTGAAGGGGAGCCTTATCTTATACAGGGGCGAACAAAGGTAGTGGTGGACACTGCTATTTTGCGGGCCTTTGGCGAGCTATACCGCGGCGGCTTGTGGGCGGCTGCAGCCTTTGAAGTTCCGGGCTTATACAAGCTAGCCAGCGGGGCGCATACATTGACCCTTACCGGCACCGCGGATGCTATATCTGGGCTTACACTATACGAGCATAAGACTACCCATAAAACCCCTGATTATACCGACAGTCTACAATGGCAGGTATACCTCGAGATGTTTCAGCTACCTGTTGTAGCCTACTACATTGCGGAGGTAACCGAGACTGCGCGAAAGTTCAAGGAGATGCACCAGCAGACATTTTGGCGCACGCCTGAGAGCACCGCTAATGTGGAACTAGCCTGTCGTATGTTTATTGACTGGGTAACGCGAAATAAATTCGAGGGGTATTTTACTACTCCATCAAAAAAGTACTTAAGTTTAACAACGGATGGGTCTTTGTTTGATTAAGTGAGGCCGGGGGGGGAATAAAATCCCCTTCGGTTTTTTTATTTCAAAAACAATGCGTAATTTAGCACCATGGATTTAGCAGAAAAGATACGCAAGCTCAAGGCTCAGTACAGCTGGCGCGAAATGAGCGAGGTGCTGCACCTAAGGCACCCGCACTTGCTGCGTGCGGTGGCCAAAGGCGGCAACAAAAGTGCCACGCTGATTGAAGCTATATACAACGCCGCTGGCAGCGACATAGAGAGTGAAGCCGCAAACAAGCTTGAGCAGCTTATGAATGAGCGGGCGGTCAAACGTAAAAAGATTAGGTTATGAAGCGGCGCGAAGAAACTCTCCAGATAGCACTAGTCAAGTGGTTTGCTACTGCACACCCTGACAAGGTCATGTTTAGCATCCCTAATGAGCGCAAAGCAACACCCCGCGAAGGCTGGCGAATGAAACAGATGGGGCTAACCCCGGGTGTAGCCGACCTGTTTTTGATGCACGGGAACCACCTGTACCACGGGATGTTTATCGAAATGAAGTCGCCAAGCGGAATGATGCAGCCTACCCAAATGCAGTTTGGAGAAAAAGCTGAGGTAGCCGGCTATCGATACGAGGTGTATTACAACCTAAACGATGCAGTTATGGGTATAACTAATTACCTAAGCATAAAAAAACCAAAATGACAATTCGCGAATTAATACTTGCCTGCTGGTTTAGCCTAGCTATATCAATCTTCGTGCCAATCGTATGGGTGCGGATGTACATCCATTTGGATAAGTGGCTGCACCGCTACCGATTGTGGCACATTCGGCCTATTGCGTGCCCAAAGTGCATGAGCTTTTGGCTAGCACTTGCCATCGGGCTAGCTGCCCTGCCCTGGTATATTGCGCTTGTATCCGCGTTTTTTGCCTACCTTGTGGGTAAAAGTTACTTTAACTGGTGCGAAGAAAATGACAACTGCTATTGACCGAATCAAAGTGGCAATCCTTGCTTATGATGATAGCCGCATGGGTAGCCTTCGCGAAAAGCGGGCGGCTGTAGACCTGATATGCGAGGTATACAGAGAGGCTACAGGGCTAGACTGTGACCCAGTTACCTGCTACAACTGCGCCAACGGCGTACGTAAGTACGTGCGCGAACTGGAATTGCTTATGCTGCACGCTTATGAGCACTCAAACGTCGAGACAATTGAACCCCTAACCACCGAAACCGATGGAGGCGAACCAACCGAAACCGAAACGCGACTATCCCGCGCTCGAAAAAAACAAGTTTAAGCCGGGGCAAAGTGGTAACCCTAATGGCAAGCCAAAAGGGGCCGGCAAAAAAGACTTGGATCCATTGCGTAATCAAATACGCGAGTTTCTATCCGAGACATTCCCGCAAATAGCAACTAAATTTGCGGAGCTGGACAACGCAAAAGATATGATATACTGCTGGACTAAGCTAGCTGATTACGTAATGCCTAAGTTACGAACTATCGAGCTAGAAACGGATGGGGAGGCATTGCCATATATTCCGCTTACTATCGTGCGGCCTGAAGACATTAAACGCCGTGGATAGGTGGACGCAAAAGAGCGGCATATTCTGGCACCTTACGTGCCATTATTTGAGCCGCACGGCAAGCGATATGTAATTATGCGCGGTGGGGCAGGTGCAGGCAAAACCTACCACATGTATCTGCGCATCCTGCTGGACATAGTTACATACCCTGACTACCGATGGCTTTGCATTCGCAAAACCCGCACCAGCATACCCCGCACTATATGGCAAGGCCTAACGGAGCTCATCCGCAAACTAGGACTATCCAAATACTTTGTCTTTCGAAGCCAAGAGCTAACCATTGAGTATACCCCTAACGGAAACTTTATCTGGTTTAGCGGGATAGACGACCCAGACAAGCTCAAAGGGATCGAGAATGTTGTCTCTGTATGGATGGAAGAGGCTGATCAGTGTACGGCAGATGACCTGTACGAACTATCCCGCCGCCTTCGCCCTGAAAGCGATTACCATAGCCAGATTGTACTCACCTTTAACCCGGTTAACGTCAATAACTGGGTATACAAAGAATTTTTTGAAACTAATGCGCGTGCTGATAGCTCGCTGTATTTACATACAACGTACCGAGACAACCCCTACCTGCCCGCCGCCAACGTAACGGAGCTGGAGGTAATGCGCGAAATAGCCCCGTACCATTACCAAGTATACGCGCTTGGGGAGTGGGGTAGCCTCGACGGCCTGATTTACCAGCCTTGGCAGCAGGTGGCTGAACTACCCACTAACCCCGCTCGCTGCTGGTACGGGCTGGACTTTGGCCACAATGTGCCTAGCGCATTGGTTAAAGTAGTTGAAGCGGACGGCCTGTACTATATGCAAGAGGTGCTGTACCGCACTGAGATGACTACGCACGACATAATAGCCGCGCTCAAAGACCTGGGGGTGGCCCGGAACGAACCGATCTACTGTGATGCAGCGGAGCCCGATAGGATAGCGGACATATACCGCGCGGGCTACAACGCACAACGGGCGCGTAAGGATGTGGGGGCTGGCATAAACTATGTGCAAGGGCTGCACGGCAATCTACGTAGCTGGCAGGGTAACGTGAACTTACACAAAGAACATAGTACGTACGCTTGGCGCAAAGATCGAAACGGGCAACCTTTAGACGCGCCGGAAAAGGTTAATGACCACGCGCTGGACGCTATGCGCTACGCACTGTACACGCACCTGTACAAGGGGGGGGACGGCAAGCGCACAACCTTTGTGGCGGGGAGGTAATTATTTACGTGCGGGTCTTGCTTATTTGAAATAGCCTTGCTAAATTTGGCACATGAAGTATTACGAACTATACGAGGTGCTTGACGGCGGGATCGACCTAAGGTGCCGCGAAGCAGTAGGGATGCCCAAGATTGTTTTGGCTAGGGGTACCCGCGAAGTTGCGATAATCGGAACTAATAACCGCGCTATCGCGGAATGGGTGCTTGAATTTGTCTCCGGCGTGCTAAATCCAGAGCTGTACGATATATTTAAGGAGTACGATATATTTAAGGAGTACGATATATTTAAGGTGTACGGAATGCAGCTTTATTCAGCGGCTGCCATACAAAGCGATATGGCAGACAACGGCTGGGGATACGAGCCAGAAGAAGAAGAGGGGCCGGACGCGATAGACCGTGCCTGCGACGCGTACCACGCGTGGAAAGATGATAGCATGCTAAGATAAGTCATGAAGTACTACGAGATATATAAAGAGGACAAGGTCCGATTTCGTGAAGTTAAGGAGCCCACTTCACTTTTTTTTCGGGACGGGCAAGGCATTCAGATAGGCACCAATGATCCGGATGTGGCAGAGTGGGTACTTAATCGGCAGATAATGCTAGGCTTGTTATTTGGCCGTGTCATTATTGACCGTGCTATTAATGATATAATTGATGATATGGCACGCCTAAAGTGGAGAATACCGCCGAAATTACTAACGAGATACAATAGCGCACAGAGCACTGACCAAGATGAGTAAAACACTAACCATAAAACAGTACATCGATATGTGGGGGCACCTAAGGTGCTCCCCATTCGACCGCGCTACCCCGGGTATGATCAAGATGGGTCTTGCCGCCGCACTTACCGGAAAGATGCCCGCTACGGTGGCAGACTTGGCAGAGTACCTGCCCCTGCTGGCTGAGTACGATACGGCCGTGCCAAACACGTACACGCCGGTACACCACCGTCTACTAACCGCCGCCGATGGCAGCAAGTGGGGGGTGGTGAACGACATTGCCAGCTGGACTGCTGATAGGTTTCTCGACATGGAGAGCCACTTGGCGGGCAAGACAATAACAGAGCAGGTGCTGCCTATGCTGCAAGCGGTAACCTATCAGCATACTGAGAGCAAAGAGGCTCCCGGCTACAACGCCGATGAGGTGTATGCGCCCGCTAAACTGGCTAGCTTAGAGCAGCTGCCCGCCATGGAGGGGTGGGAGGTGTACCTTTTTTTCATGCTAGCTCGGCACGCGTTAAGCACGCTTACCCCGGACTCTGGGGAGACAGCGGCACAAGCGGCGGCACCTATTCCCCCTTCCAAGAAACGTACAACGAAAGGTACCCGGTAGCCTATCAGTGGCTACTAATAGCGTGCGGAAATGACCTTACCAAAATGGACACAGTCAGTGAGCTACCGCTTCTTCAGTTTTTGCAGTTCGTTCAGCACTACCTTGACCGCGAGCAGCTACGTTATGACATTCGTAAAAGAGCAAGCCAAAAAAGATGAGTTATAAAAGTACCCTAAACACACTGGTGACGGCAGCCGAGGGGCTAGGCGTACCGGTAATAGTAGACAGGCCGGGCCGTGCAGGCTTCCAGCCGCCTATCCGCTTCCCCTACATTGCGATTGATATGGTGCCAGACTTAACGCTAGGGCCGAATAGCACTACTATGGCATTCGACGTGCGGGTGCTAACCAAAAGCGGCACCGACATAGCAGACTACACGAATGACCTTGAGGCTACCTACACGCTGATAAACCAGCTAGTAGGCGCACTGAGGCGCACGGCCTACAATAACGGGGGGCCGGTGCTCAACTCGCTCGATAGCGTGCAGGCAGTAGGGGAGATAGAGAGTTATGCCAACAGTGAAACAGGCTGGATGGTAACGATAGAGCTAGAAACAGATAGCGATACAACTATATGCTAACCAAAGTAGCAGGCAAAGGCACCGAAGCGGATAGCCAGCCAACCGACCAAGCGAGTGAGCAGGCCGAAGCGCGGCTCCAGCATAGCGATATGCGCCCAAAGTGCAAGGCTGCGCCGTGCCCGAAAGCGTCGATAGACGGCGGGAAGTGTGAATGTATAAACCGCGTGTGGTTGTAACGCATTATGGGCAAAAGCAGGAACGAACTACCCGCTATGTGGCGGCAGGTACAGCGGCTACGGCAGCGCGTGTATGACCTCGAGTGCCTGCTGCATAATGAGCTAGATGAGCGCATAGCTAAGGCAGTGGCAAAAGGTAAGGATAGCGGCAGGCAGGAAGCGATAGACGTGGCCAGCACCCAGCAAGATCAGGGCAATGGCTAAGAAACCCGCACTAGGCAAAAGTGTAGCCCGCATTCTCGCAGAGCAAAAGCGGCAAACTCCGATGGCATTCGCGCTGCGGGAGGCGGGGGAGTTCATGGCCGACCTAATGCGCTTCTACCTAGCTAGCCAAGGGTTGGAAGATAGCCGCATAATCGACGCTATTACGGTCGAAGTGAACACCGCTCAGGGCATGCTAAGCGTAGTTGCACCCCCGTATGCTACATGGGTGGAAAGTGGGCGTAAGCCGTATGGGAAGATCACCGGGTTTGTGAACACTATGCCCCCAAACGACGTGATATTCGAGTGGGTGAAGCGCAAAAGGATCAAGGGCCGTAACCGTAAAACGGGTAAATTCATAACCAACGCGGAGCTAGTGTGGCGCATACGGCGAATGATAGCCCGGAGGGGTATACCGCCTAGGCCGTTTATCTTGCCCGCAATAGACGAAGGGCTGCCAAAGATAGATGAGTTTGTTACTCTCAACTGGGATATAGCCATAGATAACCAGATAGCACTGATAGCAGAAAGATGAAAGCACCCTTCCCCTACTTTGGCGGTAAGAGCAGCGTAGCCCCAATAGTGTGGCCCGCACTGCCTGCCGCTGCAATTGACGGGCCTGTTCTGAGCCGGGGGCAAAAACAAAACCCCTGAGCTTGCCTATCGGCAGGGGCTAGGGGAAATACCACCCAAAGGTAGGCAAAAAAACTTAGCGGAATCCTTGCTAAATTGCGCAACGCATCCTATCTTTGTAGCATGACTGGAATAACAAAATACTTCAGGTACACGGAGCGCGTGCACGACGGTGACTTCGAGTTCTACGATGTCGAAAACTGGTACATCGTAGCGGACAACACCCTTGTTCGATTCGCTTTTGCGCCAAACTGGGGAGGCGCAATAGTTGCCGATGAGCGCAACTATACGCGCCTCTGGTTTATTGAAGAGGCATTCCTTGACCCCGGCAAGATGCAGGAACGCCCGTTAAGCGAGTTTTTGGCCGTGCTTAACCGCGCATTGTCTGCGGGCAAATACTTTGATTATTACAAAAACGAAACAGAATGAGTAGTACTTTCACCATAGAGGGCACAGTACACGCCCTAACCCCCACTGTAGAAGTGGGCAACGGTTACCGCAAGCGAGACCTAGTAGTGCGCTATGTGGATAACCCAGAGTACCCCCAGCTGGTTAAGCTCGAAGCTAACCAAAAAGTAACGGATAAACTGGACGGGGTTAAGCCGGGGGATACCGTGCGCGTGCACTTCAACATCCGTGGGCGCGAGTGGGTTAACCAGAAGGGTGAAACCGTATACTTTACCTCTCTGTCTATCTGGAAGGTGGACGTAGCACCGGGGCAGAATGCCAATCAGCCTACCTTTTACCAAAAGGTAGAGGACGCGGTAGACGACAGCGACCTGCCGTTTTAGGCGGCAAAATGCGTAACTTGGCTACATGGCTAATGTTACACTTGTAGACTGGTTTGCCTCATCCGGCCTATCTCTCAAACTGTATGCAGCAGGCAGCCCTGTAGTGGTAAGCCTTCAGGCAGAAAAAATAACCTCAGATGTAGCTATTGACAACCTGCCTAGGCCATATACCAACCCGGCTATATATGCCAGTGTTGTAATAAATTTTGCTGTGGCTTGGCCAGCGGGTAGCACGCTAACCATAAATAACACTACCCTAACCGCGTCGTCTGACCCTGTCCGACCAGATGACTTTTTAGCCTTTTCTGGCTTGCCAGCGGATAGGGCGCAAAGCATGCAGAGCCTTGCTGATACCATAAACCACTCGTTCGCATTTGGCAACATAATGAGGGCTAGTTTTGCTACGCAAACCCTAACACTAAATAGCATTATACCGGGGGCTGCTGGGATTATACAAGCAAGTGCAAGTGTACCGAATGGCATCCAATCGGTTTACACCGCCTCTGAAATCAACAGAGCTACCACACTAGGCGGCGCGTCTTATGGACACTACCTAACTATCCAGATGATAGACCCCGCACAACCATCAACCACGATACACTACGTTGCAACTGTTGATGGCACCCCCGATGCAGCGGGGCTAACACAAATAGACATAAGCGAGTACCTGCGTCCCTGGCTAAGGGCACCGCTCCCTATGCCCATGCAATCAGCCCCGGGCTACCTTACATACAGCGGTGCCAGTGCCCAGTTCTTTATGCAATATGGAGAGCAATATACGGGGGGTGTAGACGGCACGAACGCCCAGGCCCGTAACCTGCGCCGCTATCAAGTAGGCAGTGCGTACGGCCTGTGCATAAGTGGCGCACTGCCTAGCGAGATAGGGGGCGATGGTATCGACGCGTATAGTGTAAACCCCAATCCATTTAGGCTAGCCCGGGAACTGACAAAAGCCCCGCCCTACAGAATAATGCGCCGGGGGGATGGAGAGTACGATATGGCTAGTTTAATCAATGCTTACAGCATAAGCCGAGACTCACAGTTAGCCCGCTTCGTGCCAAACAAAATGGAGGTATTATACACCTTTTCGGATGGATTGGAGCTAGAAAGGGAGTACCCGCTATCAACACTTGGCGACATTAACGAGGGGGTTCCGCTTGCAGATATGACCGTGCATTTAAACCTGAATGCCCAGGCACTGAAGCTCGACGAGGTCGAGGCTGAAATAGGCCGCCGGGTAATAACGGTAAGGGTGGATGTATTTGGGGTGCAAGGAGCCAACAACCCTAAGATTGCCACCATAACCCGCACGGTGGACGAGGTAGACACTCCCCAAAATTACATACCTATTCTTTTTCGAAATTCGTTTGGGTTCTGGGAGCTGCTGCACTTCGAAGGCGTGCGCGATACCGACATACGCACTACCCGCACAACCTATGAACAGAGCAGGGGCTACACCTACCCGGATGCCAGCAGGCAAGTTATGCGCACGCTACAGGTAGGGGTAGAAGAGCGGCACACACTACGTAGTGGCTACCTGCCTATTGATCATGTGGAATGGCTGAAAGACATAGCCGCCAGCCCTGAGGTCTACACCCTAACGGAGGTAACCGGTACGCCTGAATGGGCACCGCTGCACGTAACCGAGAGTACCCTTACCTATTCTACTGAGGATACCCAGGTGCAGCTGGAGCTACGTGCGACATGGAGCCAAAAAGAAAACACACTAAAGGGTTGATAAATTGCGCAACATGGCTTACCTTTCGGGCATTAAGTTTAATCAAAGATGAAGATGAAGAATAAACTAACCCTAATAACTGCCATAGCGGCAGCACTGGCCATGATCCTCAGGATCATATACCTGCACTTGGAACTGAGGGATGCCCGCGCCCAGCGGGACTTGGCCATCGAGAACTATGAGCGTTCCAGGGAAATGTACAAAGAGTGCGAAAAAGACTTGGACACCGCCATGAGCCTAGTGTATCAGTGGAAAAGGTTGTACTACAAAGGCAAATAGTCTATATTTGCTAATTCCATGTCGGGAATGGGAAGTTCTGGACGCGGTGCCTAATGCAGGTGCCGCGTTTTTTGCTTAAATTGGGTGCATGGATAAGCGGCAATGGGTGCTCTTGGCGGCTACTGTTATCATAACAATAGTGGCAATCAACAAAGCAGGTAACGTTCTGCTTAATTACCAGCGGCAAGTAGACCAGTTGCAGCGCGAAAACGCCAAACTAGTACGCGCTAACGAGCGGTACAAGGGCAAGCTGGCCGCATACAGGGAGCTAAATAAGCAAAAACGACGTGGTAAGGCTGCTGATTAACGGCAATCCCGCCGACATTGAAACCAGCGAAAAACTGGGGGCTCGGATTATACGCCGCGCACCTACGATCGAGGTAGGAGCCACCAAGGGAGACTATACTCTAAACCTGAACCTACCCGCAACCGACCGGAATAACGCCCTGCTGGCCTTCACAGGCAAGTACAACAAAGCAGGCAGCTACAGCAACCAGCCTACACTGGACGCGCGGATAGAGGTAGACGGAAGCACGGTACTAAGGGGCCGCCTGTTCATAACCGGACGCGAGCCCGATCGGTATAAAGGGGTGATTGTGGGGGATTCTGTGAGCTGGGGGCACAATATCCGGGGCAAAAGTTTACGGGACGTGCAAGCCCCCGGTATCGTATTTACGGGTATGCGTAGCCCTACTCGTAACCCTTGGCCTGAAAACCCCGCGGGAACGGGTGTAGCCCTACCTGAGGTATGGGCTAAAGACGAAACACAAGACGAATACTTTTTCCCCCTTATTAGTTATGGTAACTTCCCGGCGTTTCTTGACCCTAGTATCTGGGGTGCTGATCCACCGGATAACCCGCTACAGCCCGGGATAGAGGTAGCCGATAGCAAGGGGCTACGTGCGGGTGCATTGCTACTAAACAATAGCCACAGTGAAACGCACCTAGACTTTACCAACTTTCGGCCCTGCTGGTATGTGCGGCCATTGCTTAGGCGAATTTTTGAGGATGCAGGCTATAGCGTAAGCGGACAGTTCTTTGACGTAACCGACCAGCGGGCACCCAGAAACCTATGTGTCCCATACACCGGCAAAGATGGGGCTGAATGGAACTGGCGGTTGCTGGGAAGCTACAAAGAACGGCACACGGCGGGTATCGCATACCGAAACGTGCCATTCGTTCCGCTTGGCAGCGTTAGTAATTTAGGTATGTTTTATGATCCCCTTGTGCCCACAAGCCAGGGTGCGTTTGCATGGGCACTAATGGTGCCAAACAATAACTATAGCCTAAGTTATGACTACTCTAATGGAGCGGCAAGGTTCACCTATTTAGGCCCAGATCCCGGCAATGGATCGAGATCGGCGCATAGCCAGTGGACGTGCCTTAAGGATGGTATGTATACCCTTCGCTATTTTGGGCGCATAGCAGACGCTACTTACACT